TCGGATTTCCACCATGCATCAAATTCCAACGGTGCAGCCTCACGGCTAGGTGCCGGGGCGCGGCCAGTGCCGTTTGAATAGCTGACCGGCGTTTTATAGTCAGTCAGATCGCACCTGTGGAAATCACCGCTCGCGCTTGCCGTGGTGGTCGAAGATACCCAGGCTTGCTGGGCGAGTGCGGCGCAGGCCTGTTCCCAGCCGAACCGGAACGCGATCCTGTTATCGATGGCACGCTGTACCACGGATGTGTGAGGGCTATCGGGAATCGGGTATGTTGCGTCGATTGCGGCATCAAACGGCGTCCGCTCGTCTGCCTGTTTGTTTTTGTCGGTCATGGGTCAGTCTTCCTCGGTGTAGGTGTCAAGCGGGCAGTGGCGGCCGGACTTTGCCGGTTCGCCGTCGCGCAGCTGCGGGCATTGGGCGTGGCTGCAGTCGCCATCTTGGTCAGCAGCGCAGCGGGTGAGTTGCTTTGTGCCGCCGCCTTTCTGGCTGTCGTCTGCCTTCTGGGAGGGGGATTTGTCGTCCGCAAACGGCACTCGGCCATATAGCGGCGTATCTGAAACGACGCGCGCAACGTTCTCGATTTCGAAATCCATCGGGACCAAGGCGGTAATCTGGCCCTTGCGTCCGCGCTTCTGGAAGTAGACAACCTTGCGCCCTAGTGGTAGCCCCGCTTCGATCAGCTCAATGTCCGTGCGGCGGTGGGTGCTCTCCTGGTGGCGGCCGACCTGCGGATAGCTGGCCTGCATCATGTCGTCCCACAGTTGCCCGAGCAGTTGGATCGCGCGACCGTAGCCAATGGACCGGCCAATCCGGTCAAGCTGATCCTTCATCCGGTCGTCGCGGGCGTCCAGCGCTGCCATCAGTTCGGGACTCATGCCGCACCTCCCTGACCTTTATCGCCCACAGAGGGCTGGCTGTCGTCTGCCGGGGTGCAGGTGGCCATTGCTGCATCGATAGCGGCGCGAAGACTGTCGCAGCCGTGAAAGCCGACACCGCCACCCATTGGCGATCCGTGCACCAGATATGGGAACCCGAAGCCGGTGCCATCATGATAGGGCGTCGATTTATGATTGCTCGCCATTGAGACTTCAAGCCAATCCAGACGCTCCGCATCCCGCACATCGGCTTGCTCGGGCGCTGCGGCTGGCTGGATGGTGGCGGTGGCGTTGATCGCATCGTTGGCCGTGTTGAATGCCTCCGAAATCCACTGTGCAGTCTGTGGTGCGCTGTATGCCAAATGGCGAATCGTGCTCAGCGCCTCGCGCAGCACTCGGATAGTTTCTTGTTCAGTCATTGCGGCCTCTAGTGAAATGTTGCGAGCTTCAGCCCGCGTTTTTGGAGTTCGCCGGCATACACAAGGACGCCAGCAAAACATGCTTGATGCCATTCGCCTTCGGGCTCGTCTGCCGCCGCTTTGGCGAGGTCGTCGCGGGCGGTATTTGCCGCTTCGATCAACTCAGCATCCGACAGGTCGGCAATATCGCGTTGTTCAGTCATTGCGGTCATGGGTCAGTCTCCGATGCCGAGTAAGCGGCGCATTTCAGCTTGGTCTTTGGCGCGAGCACGGCGTACGGCCTTCACCATCGCGTCCGCAAATGAGCGATCAAGGATCTCAGCTAACCACTCGTGATGAGTCGAATCCACCGGTCCAAGTGTCATGCCGAATACTTCGTAGCCGTCGATGACAATGCGCAGGGACTTTCGGCCTTCACTGCGCTCAATGATTTCGTGGCTCATGGTTTAGGCTCCTGCGTAGCGGTGCAGATCGCCGTTCGGGGTCGTCTGCGCTGTGTCGATGAGTTTGTTGGTTGTCACGTACTGCCACATCGCGCCGCACTTGCACTGGCTGGATGCGCCAGCGTGGAAGTCGCTCGATGCGTAGCTGTCGGTCTTGTGCTCTTTGCCGCAGCTCGGGCAGAAGCTCGGCATTTCGTCGGTCAGGAAGATCATGGTCAGGATTCCTTTGGTTGGGTGGTGGCGCGTTTCAGATGCTCGCGCACGTAAGCCAGCGCGGCGGCTTTTGCTGTGGCTTCGTCGGGCACCGGCTCATTACAGGTGTTTCGGTGCGGGACGACTGATTCACAGCTGGCGACCCAATACCAACCTTTTCGCGTGTCGCGGAAATGAAATGTGCCGGTACTCGCATACCTCACTTCACCATCGCGCAGCGTGCTACCCTGCGGCCCGCAGACGACGCGAGCAAGACCTGTCGGCATGGGGTTTTTCTTCCATCGCAGCGCCATCACGCACCCACTTCCTGGCTGTCGCTTGCAGGAGACTGAGGTAGCGCCATCCAGTGCGTGACGACCCAGTCCCATCCCGTACTTTGCTGAGGCTGCCATCCTAGACCATCAACGTAGCGGGCTAGGCCCTGCTTGGCGTCGTGGTTCCAATTGCCCGCGCCAGTCCACGATGCCCATACGTACTGATCATTAGCCGGCAGACGGTCCTCTACACTGACCCACGCATCCTTGCGCGCGCCAGCTACCTGAGCAGCGATCAGGGATTGGATGTGGGCGATGATGGCGTCATGCCTTGCGCGCAGCCGGATAAGGCCAGAGTCCCGGTAGGCTTTGAGTAGCGCGCGCAGTTCCGGCGAATCCACGTTCTCGGAGCTGGTGGCGCTGGCGGCCTGTGCGATGGCCTCGGTGCTGCTCGGGGCGGCTTCGCCTCGCGAAGGGTGAGTTGCAATGTCGGCGTCAAGAAAAGCGTCTAACGACTGGAAGCGCAGAACATGGCCATCCTCCAGTTGCTTCGTTCCGAACGGTGCCGCTCCGAGAATCCGAAGTCGCTGGTATCGCCGCGCATCGTCCAACAGGACTTCCGGCCCTGCCGCCCGCTCTGCTTGCGGTGCGCTGGTCCCATTGGAGTAAACAACCGGCTTGCTGTAGTCCGTCAGGTCGAGCTTCTGGAACGGTGCAGCTTGCGGAGCGCTGGCCAGCGTGGGAGCGGCGAGAGTAAGCGGCAGCCACGCGCCGGATGCCTTGCGCACAGGCTCGATAACTTGATCCGACAGGTATTCGGTGGTCAGCGATCCGTCAGGATGGCAGCGTACCCACGCCACCGGCAAAGCCTGAGCCTGGCACGCGATGTGGGCGTCGACGTGGGCGACAATTGCAGCGTAGGCCGCGTCCATTTCTTTGCCATCACTGGCGCGGTCGTGGTTCTCGATCAGTTCGGCAAACGCAGGCGTATCTATGCTTGCCAAGCGCGGCACCGAAGTGGCCGGCTGCTCGGCCGGCGCTGATACTGGCGGCACAGGGGTTGCTGCGAGCATGGCAGCCCATACGTGCGCCGCATGCGGTGGCGAGCCAGCAATCCCGCTCGGCACATTGTTGTAGGCGTCCACCATCGCCGGCGTTTCCTTGACCGGAACCAGAGCGTAGCCTTCCGGCACCGCCTGCTCGGGCGCGGCCTGCGCTGCTTCCGCCTTGGTGGCGAGCACTTCGCGCGCATCCAGCAAGTCGTTCACGTAGTCGCGGTCGAAACCAGGCATCGCTGGCAAGGTAGTATCGGGTGGCACGGCGTCAATCCATTCAAGCGCCCATCTGAGTGCCTCGCGCAATTTCCCCGTCAGCCCGCCCACATCAGCCGCAGGCGTTATCTTGTTTTCTTCGTTGTTGTTCATGATGTCTCTCTTGGTGGTGGATTTATGCTGCCGGTCCGAAAATCGCCTGCACCAACGGATCGCGCTGCATGCCGATCTGCCGCGCCGGCCCAATCGGCCGCTTCGGCGCAAAGCCCTGGTCGATCAGAGCGTTGCGGCTCTGCATCTGGGAATCGTCGCCCAACTCCCACAGGTGCCGGCCTTCGCTATCAAGCCTGCCGGTGCGGCGGACCTCGCGCAGTTCGCATGCCATGTACTTCAGATAGGCGTATGCGCTCGACTGGCTCAGCTTGAGTTTCTCCGCGATGCTGCCGGGAGACTCGGACCCAACGGCCAGCAGGGCGCGGATTTGCTCGACTGCACGCTCGCGCATTTCATGCTTCTGCCTCAGGCTCAGGCGGCTGCCGGGCTTCTTGATTGGTCTGACGTTCAACTGGATGTTCATCTCTTGGGATTCCTTCTAGTTGTTGTTCACTGCTTCTGCTGCTCGTGAAACTCGACGCCCTGGTGCGCGCCGAAGGCTTGAATCTGCGTCAGGTACTGCGCAAATCCCTTCACGGTCAACTGCGTGGTCGACCCGATTAGGACTCGCTCGCCAGCAGGATCGATGTCCCACTTGCGATAGCCCTCCTTGCACAGTTCCGGGTCAAACTCTTCCGGCAGGAACTGCGCTTTGAAATAGCCGTGCCAGACTTCAGCCGAAAACTGGCGACCCTCAACCCAGCACTGATCCGCGATGTCCTTGAGCGGCCCAGCCCACATAAGCGCGTTCTGGTCAGGCTTGCGCGCCTTGACCTCCTCGCGCACGATCAGCTCAAGCGGCTTGTCGGCATCCAGCGGCACGTTCCGCAGCAGAGACAGGGCGGTATCGCGCTGCACAGGGCTGACCAGGCGGATACGGCGTGTGGCGAATGGCTGGCGGGTCATGCTGCCTCCAGAACGTTGTGCTGCCGCTTGATTTCCGAGACGACGCTGTCGAGATAGCGCCTGGCCGCCTTGACCTTGGCGACGATCTTTGCCTCCAGCTCCATATCGCGCTCATACCGAACGACGGTCACGCGCAGAGCCTCTTCGATGTGGTCGACGTAATGCAGCTCCTCTTGCTCGTACTTGATAAGCTCATCGGGCGTATTGACCATGCAATAGGCGACTTCCCACTCGGGAACGTCCCACAACCGCATGTAGCCGCGGCATTGCCATTCATAGAGCTTGTCGGCACCTGCCGCTGAGGTGGCCGGGAACGTGGACAAGGACCACGCCGATTTGATGTCGATGCCCTTGACGCGCGGGACGATGATGTCGCACTCGCCAGTAAGGTATTCATCAGTCCGGCGTTCGGTGTTCTTCTTGTAATTCGTGAAGTGCACCGAGTTGTAGAGATCAATCGACTGGTTCTCGACGATCAAGCCCTTGTCCATGTACTTGCCAGTTACGACCTCGTGATAGCCGTAAAGGAATTCCTTGGCGATGCTTTCGAGGTAGGTCTTTGCACCAGCTGACAGACTCTTATCCTTGAGCGCCTGGAGCATCGACTTTTCTTCGTCCGTCCTGTTCTTCTTGCGCTGGATTTCGGCAATTTCGGTGGTAACGAACTGCTCATCGATCGACTGCGCGTCGGTCATGATCAGTCCCAGCGAAGAGCAGCGGAAGCGAAAAGTGTTGGTCATTCGGCCTCCTCCTCAAGCAATGCCACCTTAATGGCCTGATCTTTGGTGAGTGCAAAGTTCGCACGCAACTTCTCCACCGTGTACGTACCTGCCTTGATTTGCTCCAGCGCCTTGTCCAGGCGCTCGTCGCTGATCTTTGTCTTCTCGCGGGCCGGGATATTAGGGCGGATGCGCAGGCACTCGACCAGCTCGTTGCCGAGCTTCGTGGTGCTGGCATACAGAGTGATCTGCTTGCCGACCCAATCCTCAATGTACGGTCCATAGAGCTTGTGGATCGACTTGGAATTGGTGGCGTTGAGAATCATCGGCTTCTGCCCCTTGAGGTACATGATGCTGTGGTCTTCCTTCTTCCCGCCCATCATGGTCACGGTTTCGAGCTGCACCCGTTCGATGGTCACAGTCAGGTCATAACCGTTGGGGAGCGCGTAGGCGCCGATGAAGCGCGGGTCAACCAGTTGCTTCCAGTGGGTGCGCTTTTCTTCTTCTGCTGCCGGTTCTTGCTTTGCCATTTTTAGCCTTTCGCTCGGAGCCAAAGTTGGGGTTATAGAGGACTGCTCGTCTTTGCTGCTACTGGAATCCGAAACGATAAGCACGCACCGCGCGCTTGATCGCCCTGCGCCTGCCGAATCCGGCGCGGCAGGAGAGGCGGTACTGGGTCAGGATGAAGCGGATCACGAGCCGCTCCCGGTGGCTTTGGTGATGGCCTTCTGGGCGAGCTGCAAAGTATCGATAAGCCCTTGCTTGTGCATCGTTTCGCCAGCGCACACGGCGGCGCATGCTCTTAGCGCATCCAGCAGCTCCGGCGCGGCGGCGATCAGGCGGGCGTTAGCTTCGGCTTCCGGCTGGTCGCACACATCAGCAACAGGCAACACAGCGCCACCGGCCGGACGTTCGATGGCGAACGGGATGCGCGACGCCCAGTTCAATCCTTCCGGTACTTCACGTTTTGTTGCCCTCCACGGTGCGGGGGTGTGTTTCACTTCCATGCTCTTCTCCTTGTTGTTATCCATGCTCACCACCCCGAAATCCGGTTGTGCCGCTCTTGCAGCCGAACCTGGCGCCGACGTTGCGCATGCTCCTTCTTCGGCAGCAGTTCACGCAAAAACTGCAGGTGCTCGACCTCTTCCTCGCTGCGCTTGTACTGCCACGCGATGAGCCACTTGAGGGCCGGCTTGAGGGCCTTGCGCACCAGGCGGCGCGCGATGCGGTAGAGGGCGGTCATTTGACGCCCCCGATTTCTTCCAGCTCTCGGCGCACAATGGCCGACTTCTCACAGCCGACACACATCGGCATCTGGAATGACTGCTGCTCGCGCTTGAATCCGCCGCTCGGTGGGCGGCCCTCCCATGACCACGTAAATCCGCGAGCAAATACCTTTTGCTGCAGCGCGTCGATCCTGGCCCCAAACGACGGATCTACCGCCCTCCACCGTTCCAGCTCCCCAGGATGCGAGAACGCCCCGCAACCGCACTCACCGCTCATACCGAGCGCCGTCGTTACCGGGTTCTCGGGCATGCCGCTGGCCGAGTTGTAGGCGTCTCGTTGCTCTTTACCCCACCAGTACAGCGGGTTGATCCAGACTTGCGACCCAACAGTGTTGATTTCGCGGCCGGCGTAGCCCATACGAATCAGGCTTTCATCGTGACGGATACCCGAGGCAATCAGCACTTTGGCGCGTCTCGGATGGCCTGCCTTGGACTCCCTGACCAGCTTGCGCACCCCGCGCTCCTTGAGACGCGAATACATCATTTGGTGGCCGTCAGGCCCAGGGAAGCCGTAAGCGATGCACAGGGCTTCATAGCTTTGCCCGCAGTCTTGAAGCGCGCGGATTTCGCGCAGGTCCCAGCCATACATTGCGCTTGTGTCACGCACGTATTCGCGCGTGAGCTCGATGCCGATACCAGTGTTGATGTGGAATGGGCGGCATCCCGGCACGTTGTTCATCATCCAGTGGGCCACGGCGCGACTATCGTTACCACCGGAGAAGCCGACGTAAATCGCTACCGGCTGGTGAATGGCGATCGCCTTAGCAACAATCTCTTCCGGGCCTGGCATCTCGGGAGTGGGCATTGGCGCACCGAACAGATCCAAGTCGCTCATGCCTTCCCCGCCTTCTTCGAAAGATCGATCCCGCGAACAGTCTCGGCCTTCGGCTCGAACGCGACGATCGTGTAACCCAGCTTGCGCAGAGCCGACAAGAACGCCGCGGGCGCGTTCAGCAGCCGCTGGTCGGGATGGTCAGCGGGCGGTTTGCACTGGTAGATCACGGTTTGCATGGCGGTTCTCCTGTTGTTGTTTTTTGCGCTGGCTTTAGTTGACCTGTTCAGCCTCGATGAAGTCGCCTTCATCTTCACCAACGTCAAGCGATACGTTCGGGTTATGGACTCCAACTAACTGATCGCTGCCGCCATTCCCGATATACCCTGACAGACCGCCGAACTCTTCGTAGGCGGCTTCGATTGCGCTTTCCTCGTCGTCGGCATCGACCGTCACGGTGACGCCCACTTTCACGGTTCCATAAACTTTGAATTTCATTCTGTTCTCCGGGTTGTTGTTTGGGTTGTGGTGGCCGGTGCTGATCAATATGGCTTTTCGACCTTGCCCTGGTCCTGCAAGCTCTTTACGTGGAACAGGCCGTTGAGCAGTTTGTCCATGTGTTGCGCCAGCTGCACTCGCAGGCCGTCCTTGAGGGCGCCGGTGACGTTCGTGGCGGCCTGCTCCATGTGCTCAATGAAGTCTTTGGCGCAGACCTGCGTCATCACATATTGGGCGCGGGTCACGCTGTCGTAGCTACTACTCGACGGTTCACCGTTGCGCGCGCTTACGCGGGCGCTCCAGTAGCCATTCACCGTTTTGAGCAGCTCGGCGCGGATAGTCGTCTTTGATCCTTCGGGCTCTCCCCATGCCGTGACGCGCTGATACTCACGGTCGAAGCTTCCTTGGACGGCATCGCTGATGGCTGCCTCGATCTGGGCCTGTGCTCTGTCGAGAAAAATCTTGTCCAGACGCGCCTTCACTTCCTTAGCAACGAGCGTGGAAATGTCGTCGTCGCGATGCAGGATCTCGTCAGCGACTTTCTGGACAATCGCGACCTTCACATCATCTTCATTCAGGTTCAGCATGGCTTTCTCCGGATTTTTGGTTGTTGGTTGTTGTGGTGGCCGGTGCTGGATTCTCCGGCTTGCCGTGGCCTTTGGCCGGGTACTGAGCAACATGCGGGACGGTTATCCATCCTCATGATTGCGTTCGCCGTGGCGCATCAGCACTGCGCCATTCACCACAGAGCAAGGGGCTGGGCGCTACTCCAGCTTCAACTGGCCATGTCCCGGTATCAGGACCCGAAGTTGATTACTGCGTTCGGCACTTAAGCCGAATCGGGTGCGTGTCTGCTTTCCACGCCGCCCTTGCTCTGTGGTGGCTCCTTACGGGAGCCAGTCGGGCGCTCTGCCAGTTGAGTTATCCGTTCATCGCCCGGTCCATCACGGCCCGGTCGGCCCTTGCTTCGTCCTGCGATTCCTGGCGATCCTTTTCCAGCCGCTCGACTTCCTTGACCGCCTCGACTTCAGCCATTGCTTCCAGCGCGTTTTCGATCAGCTTCTTGTACCGTGGCGATGCTGATCCGCCGTTCGGCATCACCGCATAGATCATCTGCTCGTTGCAGATGTCGTCGCTCATGTGCTGGGCGATGGACTCACCGATGGCGCTCGCCAATTGATCGTTACCGGCCTGCAGCTGCGCGCGCAGCTTCGTGTAGTGGTGGAAGGTCAGCTCGTCGATCTTCTCGTCGCGCGCTTCCTCGTGGCTGATGTCGCGTGCCATGGCTGGTCTCCTCAATGCACCGTGATGCCGATGAGACGCGCGCTCGCGTCCTGTCGTTCCGCGATCAGCCGCTGCAGCTCTTCGTCGTCCATGCAGGTGCAGTCGGTCCAGCCAGGGCGAGTCGCGACCTCCAGCGGATGAATCCAGTCGGCGTGGTGCCCGTCCTGGCTGAGCAGGAAGCGGTAGCCTTGCTGTTCGAGGGTGATGATCGGCATCGCGGTCTCCAGTGGCGCCCCGAAGGGCGCGGGTTGGTGTTAGGCGACTGAAGGTTCGGGCAACGGCATGCTGCGGAGATCACCCGGCTCAATCGTGCTGTCGTAGTAGCTCCAGCCGTTGTGCCAGTCGGCCACGCACCATTTGGTTCCATCGCCAGGCACGGTGCGGTCCAGCTTCACAAGCGAGCCATCGAACGTGCGGAAAATTTGCCCGCATTCCAGTTCGTGCCGATGGATGTACCAGTAATCGCCGTCCACTTCGTCCATCATCTTCTCCTTCTCATCTCTCGCCGCGCCCCATGCGCCGGCTCCGTCAGCCCAGCGGTTGCTGTGCTTGTGTCGATGGAGATAAGTATAGAACCCTAAACCATTACACGTCAAGAACTCTAAACGCAAAGGACAAAAAAATTTGTAACAGAGACAAAAAAAACCCGCTCAAGGCGGGCTCTTTCATATGGGGAGGCTGACTTATCTTAGAGCGACGTTCATCGGGCTACTAGCAGCGCTGCATTTCTTTTCTATAGAGGCATGATTGATTGCGTCAGCCTGCCCCTTCAAGGCAGCGTATTCGGCTTCTTGTGCCTTGGTGCCGCCGAGAGCAAACAATGCCGGCCAGAAGATGATCACGCCGACGCCCGTAATAGTCTTGTCGTTGCTGGCCGCTTCATCCAAACGACCGCCAAGCTGGGTAGCGCGAGCATGTATGCGAGCCGTTTCCTCTGCGATTTGTTGGCAATCATACGATTGGTATACGACGGGAGAAACGTAGCTGCTGGCAATGTCTTTGCTAGCAGTCGCGCAGCCTGCGACTGATGAAGCGATGATTAGGAAGGCGGTCACTCTTTTCATTATTCTACTCCCCACGGTCGGCATCCAGGCGTGCCGCAGCGCCACAGCTTACACAATAGCTACTTTCTCAAATTCAGCGCCTCGATTTCATCAAGCACTTGGCGCACAAGTCTGCGCGTCTCGTCTTGCTTTTGCCCGATGTCCGCCAATGTCGGTTGCGCGTATGCCTCGATCAGCTTCGCAGTAATCTCGGCATTCAGACTCCGTCCGTTCTTGGTGGCCTCGGCTTGCGCACGATCCCACAGGCTGTCTGGTAGCCGCACTGTTCTCTTTGTATGGGTTTTGTCCGGGGGAATCGCCATCGCGCGATTCTCAGCCGTTTCAAAATGTAAATGTTGTGTCTGACCCTCTCCGTAGGTCACTTTTTTTGCTTGTTCAGTACGTACAGTGGTAATTTGTGAATATCTGTTAAGAAAGACCTGATATAACTCAATGCACGTAGTAGGATCATTCCTACTGGCGCCTTGGTGGCTTGTAGGAGTTTCAAGATGGCAGATGTTGACGAACTTGTTGCGCTGTTTCACTCGATGGATGATGAAGCGCAAGAATTTACGCTGGCGACAGCGAGGGACAGAGCGCGGCAATATCCAAGACAGCGACCGCTCTTACGCCTCGTTGCTGCCCAGCCCGGCAATGTTTCGTTTAGGAGTGAGTCTAGCGGCGCGTTGGATTTCGTCCCGGCCCCGATCAGTTGATCGCCGGTATAGGTCGAGCAAATCAAGCTCGTCCGATGTAGCCAGGGTCAAGCGCGTCTGCTCCTGATCAGCCTTCCCAATCAGTGAAATTCGGGCCCCGGGCTTCGCCATCGGCTCGCCAAGCCCAGTCATAAGCCATATGTGCGAGAAACCAAGCGTGTTCTCAATTTGCAGCGCATAGAGGATATCCATCGATTTGATCTTGTCGTTCAACCACTGGTTGACGACCGCCCTCGAAGCGCCCGATGCGCGCACAAGTCCAGTCTGCCCCCTGTCCCCCTCAAGGTCGGGTCTTTCCTTGTAGACATAAGCTAGTCGTTCTGACAATAGATTCATATTTAGGATTCTAAACATTTGATCGTATAGAGTGCTTGACTTATCGGCGTTTAGAGTTCTATACTCAGCTCATCGTTCAACAAAAAAATGAGCTGAAAAATGACAAAAGAGCCAAGCGCCGAGGAGGTAATCGAAGCTTTCGGCGGCCCATCGGAAACCGCCAAGATCTGCGAGATCAGCAAAAGTGCTGTGTCGCAGTGGAAGAACAATGGCATCCCAAAGGCCCAGCTGAAGTTTCTTAAGGCAGCGAGGCCAAAGATCTTCAGGCAGCTGCTCGCCAAGCGTCAAACGGAAGAGCTACCCCGTGGATGACCCAATCATCCCGCACGACCTGATCCGCGAAAAGGCCCACCGCGACTTCGTGGCCGGCAAGGGCCGCGACGGCCACGGCTTCAACTGGCACGCCCGCGAGGCCATCAGCACCTACCAAGAAGAGTGGGGCCGCCAGCACGCGCTGTGGACACAAAAACGACAACACAAGGAGGCAGCATGCAATTCGTAGCCATCGAACACCCGACCGACTGCCTGTGCGCGGAAGTGTGCGCGCCCATTTCGCTGCCGACACGTTCCCCCATCGTCAATGATGCGCTCGCCGGCGCCCACGGTTCTGACGTGGCGCAAGCGGTCGTGTCGCTGGTCAGACTCAGGCCGTACGCGCAAAAGGTGGCGGTCGGCCATCTGCGCGCGCTGAGCGGGCTACAGGGGAAGTTGGGATGAGCGAACGCATCCAGCTCAGCAAGAAGACGCGCTTCGAAGTCTTCAAGCGCGATGGATTCTGCTGCCAGTACTGCGGAGCGGTCCCGCCCAAGGCTTTGCTTGAGGTCGACCACATCGATCCGGTTTGCAATGGCGGCACAAACGACATCGACAACCTGATCACGGCCTGCTTCGACTGTAACCGCGGCAAGGCCGGAATACCTCTCAATGTCGTGCCTAAGAGCCTTGCCGAGAAAGCGGCCGAGATCGCGGAGCACGAGAAGCAGATTGCCGGCTACCGCGAAGTTATGCAGCGGCAGCTGGACCGCATCGAGGATGACATGTGGAGGGTTGCAGACGCCCTGATCCCGGAATCAAGCATCGACGGGATGTCTCGCGATTGGCTGCAATCCATCAAACATTTCAACTCAAAGCTGCCGTTGCACGAAGTGATCGACGCGGCAGAAATAGTTTTCGCGCGCGGCCCGAGCAGGGAGAGTGGCCGCTTCCGCTACTTCTGCGGCATCTGCTGGAACAAGATCAAGGAACAATAATGGCACGCGCTCGCAACATCAAGCCTGGATTCTTCACGAACGACGAGCTGGCGGAAGTCGACCCGCTCGGGCGCCTGTTGTTCGCGGGCCTGTGGACCATTGCTGACCGAGAAGGGCGCCTGGAGGACCGGCCGAAACAGATCAAGGCCAAGATCCTCCCGTTCGACAGCTGCAACGTGGACGAACTGCTTTCAGCACTGGACAAGCACGGTTTCATCCAGCGTTACACGGTCGATGGCAAGGCGTACATCCAGATCGTCAAATGGCACAAACACCAGAACCCGCACGTAAAGGAAGCTGCGAGCACCATTCCGGCACCAGACAGCGCTCCCCAGGAAGCAAAGGAAGTATCGGTAAAGAACAGTGCTAGTACCGTGCGTCGCATGGTGCAAGAACCGGAAATTCCGGAACGAGCCGGGCTGATTCCTGATTCCCTTAACCTGATTCCTGATTCCGGATTCCCTTCAGAAGAGGCGCCGCGAGCACAACCCGAGCCTGCCGAGGAAAAGCCAAGGCAACCCAAGGACGCACGCGCTTCGCGCCTGCCTTCTGACTGGAAGCCATCGGACAAGGACATCGCCTACTGCCGCGAGCAGCGTCCCGAGCTTGACCCCGAGCGCGTGGCCGAGAACTTCCGCGACTACTGGCACGCCAAGGCCGGAGTGGATGCTCGCAAAGCCGATTGGCCAGCCACCTGGCGCACATGGGTTCGCAACGAACGTTCGCAAACGAGCGCCAGGCCGGCATCTCTTCCGCCAGTCGGTGGTGGGCCTAACCGCCAGGAGCAGCTTGAGCTGGCAAACCGCGCCGTGGTCGCGCGCATGCTGGCCGCAGAGGGAGGTAATCCGCAATGAAGCCTGCCGACAAGGAGCAGTTCCTGACCCTGCTCGCAGACGTGTTCGCGTTCTACAAGCAGCCCTTCTCCGCCTTCGCCGGCAACGTCTGGTGGGAGGCCATGAGGCCGTACGACTTCGCCGCTGTATCGGGCGCGTTCAGCCGGCACGCCGTCAACCCGGACAGCGGCCAGTTCCTGCCCAAGCCGGCCGACGTGGTGCGGATGATCGGCGGCACCAGCAACGATGCGGCATTGTCCGCCTGGTCGAAGGTCGACCGCGCGATCCGCAGCATCGGCACCTACGAGACCGTGGCGTTTGACGACCCGATCATCCACCGCGTCATCAGCGACATGGGCGGCTGGGTGAAGCTGGGTAGCTGCCCGAGCGAAGAGGAATTCGTCTTCGTCGCCAAGGAGTTCCAGAACCGCTACCGGGGCTTTGCGATGCGCGCGGAAGTGCCGGAGTACCCGCGCAAGCTGATCGGCATCGCGGAGGCGCAGAACGCAGAACGCAGCATTCAGGCGCAGCCGCGGATTCTGCTGCTGGGTGATCAGGCCAAGGCGATCTCCGTATACAAGGGCGGCGCCGAGTCACTTCGCTTGCTGGCGACAGAACTGCCTCAGGCATCGGAGATGCTGCGCCTGGGGCGAGCTGACAACTTGGAGGTGGCATGACCACCAAACACGTCCTAGAAGGCCTCATGCAGTGGACGAAATCGCGCACGCACGCGCAATGCGCCGTTGCCCTTGGGCTCGACAACGGCAAGGTAAGCCGGATCCACAGTGGGAAGCAAACCGGCATGAACATGGCCACGGTCGACATGATCCAGCAGAGGTGCGGCGTACCGTTGGAGACGTTGTTTGCTTGGTATCGGCTGCCTGAGGGAGCGGTGCTTGGACGTGTGATCAAAAAGTAGGCGGCATAGAGACCATTTCGCGCGCGAGCGCTAACTGCAGGACCAACTCAAGGAGAGAGCATGCACGACCAACAACTCATTAGCATGAACCGGATCGCAGGCATCGCAGCCGGTTCCGCCGCCTTCCAGAACGCCGCCATTGGCCAAGATCGTTCGCCGGTCGAGCGCTCGACCGCGGATCTGTCCGAGCGCATCGGGTTCCTGAGCGCTTTGGCCGATGACCTGATCGACCGGCTGGCGCCTGTTTCGCGGCAAGAGGCGGAAAGCGAGAAGGACAGCAATCCGCGTCCGATCGGCGCATGCAAGGTCAGCGAGCAATTGGACCAGGCGACCGATCGGCTCATCTTCCTGACCCGGCGCATCGAGACGGCGCGCGATCAACTCTGCATCTAACCGCAGTACCAACAACAAGGGAAAACCCATGCAACTTGCAACCCACAGAGCCCAATCCGGTGAATGTCATCGCGGCCACCATCCTCGAAGTCACCGAACAGTCGAACGGTAACCTGATGCTGCGCCTGAGCGACGGCCGCAACTACAGCGCCGACACCAGCATGACGGTGCGCTACTGCCCGGTGGTAGGCGACTACCTGGTGACGCAAGCGGACGGCTACGAATACCTGAACCCGAGGGACGTGTTCGAGCGGAAGTACAGCAAGATCATCCCGCCGCACCAGCAGCGCGTCCTCGACGAGAAGGCCGAGCTGGACGACAAGCTGTCGAAGCTGAGCGCCTTCTTCAGCAAGGCAACCTTCGAGGGTCTGGCTGACGACGAGCAGCTGCGCCTGCGCACCCAGCACGTCGCCATGAAGACGTATTCGGACATCCTGGGCGAGCGCATCGCCGCGTTCTAACCGCACCAGCACCAGCACCACCACGCCCGGCCCGCCGGGCGACAACAACAACTGCAAGGGGAAGAAGATGAATACAACTACCAAATCAGAGCAGTCCACGCTTGACGGAATCCCGGAGAAAGAGCAAGACGCGCACATGATTGCTCGCATCAACGCTGTCGCCGTCAAGCTGGCATACCCGTTCATTGCTCAGCAGGACATTCGATACTACCTGAATGGAATCAATATTCGCCCTCTGGAAGATGGCACGGCGATGATCGTTGCGACTGACGGCCATCGGTATATCGTCGTGCGCGACCCGCACGGGTATGTAGAGCGCGAAGTTATCGTTTCCGTCAGCAAGGACGCACTCAAGCATGCTGGAAACGCCAAGCATACGCTCGACGTGATGTCGAACGGCGGCGCGATGATCTCCGGCGACGTGGCGCAGCCGTTGTTTATCCAGCCGGGGAATTCACTTGTCGAAGGCGCTTTTCCGCGAATCGAGCGCGTTGCTAGCGTCATCGGATACAAGGAGGGAATTTCCGGTGCCGTAAATCCAAAGTACCTGAATGATGCGCTGGAAATCGGTAAGAGCTTCGGAGGATCCATTCGATTCTTCAACCGAGATAACGAAAGCCCGTTGACCTTCGTGCTCGGCGGTCTTGGTGACCTTGAGTGCTTCGGAGGGATCATGAAGCTGCGCGAGAGCTTCGAGAGCCTGCCGGCATGGTTCCCATCACCCGGCGAAGTTGAAACGCTGGCCGATATCTGAGGCCAGGATGATGACCTTCACACGCACCTCCGACCAGCCCCGCAAGCATCGCAAGCGCAAGTGCGCCATCTGCCGCGAGCAGTTCGAGCCGCGCACGATCAGCCATAAGGCGTGCAAGCCGCAATGTGCCCAGGAGCTGATTGAGCAGCAGCGCAAGCAGGCCGAACGCAAGCAGGACCGTGCGCGCAAAGCAGCGCTCAAGACGCGCGGCGATTGGATGAAGGAAGCGCAAGCGGCCTTCAACGCATTCATCCGCGAGCGCGACAGGCTGGCCGGCTACCCGTGCATCTGCTGCGGACAGCCTATCGACTGGTCCGGTAACAACGTCGATGCAGGCCACTACCGCAGCCGGGGCAGCGCGCCGCACATGCGATTCAATGAGCAGAACGTGCACGCCCAGGCGAAGCAATGCAACCGGTACGGCGCGGGGCGGGCGGTCGATTACCGGCTTGGGCTGATCGCGCGCATCGGACTGGCTGGAGTCGAGGCGCTGGAGGCCGACCAGACGCCTCAGAAGTGGACGATTCCAGAGCTACAGCAGATTAAAGCGACGTACAAACAGAAACTGCTGGATTTGAAAGGACAGCCATGACCTACGTTCCATACATTGTAGCCGCCCTGATTGCCTGCTCGGTGGCATTGTGGCGGATAGCGGAGGCTTTCGGGCAGGGAATGAAGGAGTTGGAGGGATGCGAATGAAACCGCGCCTCAGTTCGCACTACGGCCTTTGGGAATGCCGCTGCCCATCCTGCAGTGCTTGGGCACCGACTCCTTTTCAAGCATGGATGGCTTGGCTTAAGCTGTCGATGTCGCGTTACTCGTTTGAGACATTGCCATGACCACGATCACCTACGCGCCCGACCTTGCCGCGAAGTTCTGCGCCGCGATCGCAGACGGCAATACCATCCGCACCGTGTGCAAGATGAAGGGAATGCCAAGTAAGGCCACTGTGTTTCGCTGGCTGCGCGACCATCCCGACTTCGCGAAGATGTACGAGGTTGCGACCGACGAGCGGGCCGATACCATGATTGATGAGATCGTGGAGATTGCCGACAGCTGCAAGACCGACGCGGACGCTATCCGCAAGGCTAAACTGCGCATTCACGCGCGTGTGGAACAGGCCCAGCGCATGAAGCCACGCAAGTATGGCAACCAGCTCCAGCTTACTGGCGAGGGCGGCGGCCCTGTTGAGGCCAAGACTTCATTGGATGTGGCAAGCCTGCCCACCGCCGTCCTGGCCGAAATCATGAAAGCGAAAGATGCATCTGACGGAAGCTGACCTGCTGGCGGTCGAACGCGAATTGTGCCGGCGCTCCCTGGCGCACTTCGCCCGGCGTGCATGGCATGTGCTGGAGCCTGCCGCTGAACTGAAATGGGGCTGGGCGCTGGATGCAATCTGCCAGCACTTGGAGGCCGTGACGAATGGGGAAATCACGCGCCTGCTGATGAACGTGCCTCCTGGCTCGATGAAGTCGCTGCTTACCGGCGTCATCTGGCCAGCGTGGGAATGGGGGCCGCGTGGCATGCCTGAGATGCGGTTCGTCGGCACCGCGCACGAGGAGACGCTGGCGATCCGCGACAACCGCAAGTGCCGCGATCTGGTCAAGTCGGATTGGTTCCAGAAGCTGTGGCCGCTTGAGCTGCTGCGCGACCTAGACGGCAAGAAGGAGTTCGGCAACATCCGGAAAGGCTTCCGCCAAGCGCGTGCGTTCACCAGTATGACTGGCGTTCGCGGGGACCGCGTGATCCTTGACGACCCGATCAGCGCCGACAATGCGAACTCCGACGCCAAGCTTGAAGAGGCGCGCATCGCGTTCACTGAGACGCTCCCCACTCGCGTCAACTCCGACAAGTCCGCCATCGTCGTGGTCATGCAGCGCCTGAACGAGAAGGACGTGTCCGGCGTGATTCAGGAAATGGGGCTGCCATACGTGCACCTGTGCATACCGATGCGCTTCGAGCCTGGCCGGCGCTGCACCACGTCGATTGGCTGGTCCGATCCGCGCCAGCATGAGGGCGAACTGATGTTCCCCGAGCGCTTCAGCGAGGATCAGGTTCGCGAGCTGGAGACCACGCTTGGTTCGTATGGCACTGCCGGCCAGCTACAGCAACGCCCAGCTCCGCGCGGCGGCGGCATCCTCAAGGAATCGTGGTTCCGCTACTACACCGTGTTGCCGAAGTTGGAATTTCGCAACATCCACGCCGACACCGCCCAGAAAACAGGAGAGGAAAACGACTACTCCGTGTTCCAATGCTGGGGCCGCGCGACAACTGGCGAGGCCGTGCTGATTGACCAGATTCGGGGCAAGTGGGAGGCACCCGAACTGTTGGTGCAGGCCCGTGCATTCTGGCTAAAGCATATGAAGGTCGGCTTCGACAGCTCGGTCCTGCGCGCGATGATGGTCGAGGACAAGGTGTCTGGTACTGGCTTGATCCAGACACTCAGGCGCGAGGGAATCCCTGTTGTACCGGTTCAGCGTGACAAGGACAAAATATCGCGCGGTCACGATGCTGCGCCATTCATAGAAAGTGGGAACGTTCTATTGCCGATGGACGCGCCATGGCTCTCCGATTTCCTAGCCGAGGCGGCATCCTTCCCAGGCGGAGCGCACGACGACCAGCTTGACCCGATGTTCGACGCAATCAAGACGGTGCAGGCCGCGCCGGCTGCGCAGGTCCAGCCAGTCATCCCAATCCCGATGGCGTCGGCGTTCGGGCGTCGCTAGCACAAATCCTTCCACCTTGGCAAGCAATAGCGTTAGACTATCGGAAATACAAAACCGATAGGCCAAGCATGAGCAGACCGACCAATGAAGAGCGCTTGCAGCGGGTTCACGAGCGCGCCATCAACGAATTCGACCGCGTACAGGGCGCCGTGTACAACGAGCGCATGCAATGCCTGCAGGACAGGCGCTTCTACTCCATCCCAGGCGCGCAGTGGGAAGGCCCGCTGCAGGAGCAATTCCAGAACAAGCCGAGGTTCGAGGTCAACAAGATTCACCTGAGCGTAATCAGGATTTTCAACGAATACCGAAACAACCGCGTCACGGTCGATTTCACGCCGAAAGACGGCACGCCGAACGACAATCTGGCGGATGCCTGCGATGGGTTGTACCGAGCCGACGAGCAGGACAGCGGAGCCGAGGAAGCCTATGACAATGCTTTCGAGGAAGCGGTCGGCGGCGGATTTGGTGCATGGCGCCTGCGCGCCGACTACGAGGACGAAGAGGACGAGGACGACCAGAGACAGCGCATCTGCATTGAGCCGATCTATGACGCCGATTCATGCGTGTTCTTCGACTTGGACGCCAAACGCCAGGACAAGCGCGACGCCAAGCGATGCTGGGTGCTTGTCGGCTACACGCCTCAGCGCTACAAGGAGGAATACGATTCGGACCCGGCGAGCTGGCCGAAGTCGGTCTACCAGCACGAATTTGACTGGTGCACGCCCGATGTGGTCTATGTGGCCGAATATTATGAGGTCGAGGAAAAGCCGGAAGTACTGCACGTTTTCCGGGGGGGTGCCTTGGACGACTCCGAGCCAAACGAAAAGAAGTTCTGGGACTCGGAGATGAAAGACGATCCAAGCATCGAGCAAACGCTGCTCGCCACGGGATTTAGAAAGGTGCGTGAGAAGCGCATCAACCGCCGCAAGGTGCACAAGTATGTGATGGACGGCGCGCGCATTATCGAGGACCAGGGCTGCATCGCCGGGCGTCACATCCCGATTGTCCCAGTCTATGGGAAACGGTGGTTCGTGGATAACGTCGAGCGCTGCATGGGCCATGTGCGCCTGGCGAAAGACCCGCAGATGCTCAAGAACATGCTGGTATCGCTGCTGGCCGAGATTGCCACGTTCAGCCCTGTAGAAAAGCCAATCGTGACGCCAGAGCAGGTGGCCGGGCATACGCAGATGTGGGCCGACGATTCGGTCAAGCGCTATCCGTACCTGATGCTCAATTCGGTAAAGGACAATGCCGGGAACATCGTCCAGAACGGGCCGATTGGCTACACCAAGGCCCCGAGCATTCCGCAGGCGCTGGCGGCTTTGCTGCAACTGACCGAGGAAGACATCCAAGACTTGCTCGGGAATCAGCAGGCCGGCGAACAGGTGCAGTCGAACATCTCCGGCAAGCTGATGGAGTTGGTTCAAACGCGCCTGGACATGCAGGTTTTCATCTACATGTCCAACTTCGCCAAGGCCATGCGCCGCTGCGGAGAAATCTGGTTGTCGATGGCCAAGGATGTCTACGTCGAGGAAGGCCGCAAGATGAAGGCCGTTGGCCCGGACGGTACTGACGGGCAGATTGAGCTATTGCGTGCGGCGATCAACGAGGACGGCGCGGAAGTGCTCGAAAACGATCTTTCCGAAGCAAAGTTCGATGTCGTTGCCGATGTCGGCCCATCGTCTTCCAGCAAGCGCTCTGCCACCGTCAGCGCCATTACGTCCATCCTGCAGTTCACCCAAGACCCGGATGCGCAAGCGGTCCTCAATTCCCTGGCGATCATGAATATGGAGGGCGAAGGCCTATCCGATGTCCGTGGCTACTTCCGCAAGAAGCTGGTGCGCATTGGAGCCGTTCAGCCCACCGACGAGGAAAAGCAGGAGCTGGAAGCCGAAGCGGCGAATCAGCAGCCGGACCCGCAAGCGCAATACCTGCAAGCGGCGGCGCAGAACCAGATGGCCGACGCTGCGAAGAAGCAAGCCGACACAGAACTTACCCATGCCAGGGTTGGGCAGACGAACGCGGACACGATCGCCACACTAGCAGGCGTCCAGCAAGGCAGCGAGCAGCACGCGCTGAACGTGGCGCAGCAGTTGATCGCACCCAAGCCTGTGCCGCAATCAGGCCAAACGGTATAAACGATATAAACTATTGCTATTGATTTTGCGATAGTTGCAGTCTATCATCAGAGAAAACGAGCCGGACAACGGCGATATCAACGGGGGAACGCATGTACAAGAGTTGGATGTGGAAGCAGCGCTCGTTCCGCGAGCAGTTCCATGGCGACGAGACGGGCGGTGGTGCTGGTGGTACTGCGGACGTGGCTGCGACAGATGGCGAAGCCAGTGAGCAGATTGAGGGCGGGAAGCCTGAAGGCGGTGTCGAAGGTGAGGCCACCGATCCCGTTAATCAGCCCTCCGACGAACTGGTCATCACTCTGGAGGGCGAGGAGCCAGTAGAGGAAGAGCAGAACCGCGCGCCGGAATGGGTGCGCGAACTGCGCAAGGCCGACCGCGAGAAGTCCAAGCGCATCCGCGAGCTAGAGCAGCAGTTGGCTACCGCTTCCGTGCCGCAAAAGGTCGAGCTGGGCGCAAAGCCGACACTTGAGGGCTGCGACTTCGACGCCGAACGCTTCGAGGCCGACCTGACTGCATGGCACGAACGCAAGCGCCAGGTCGAGCAGAAGGTAGAGGGCGAGCGCAGGGCCGCGGAGGAAGCGCAGGCAGCATGGAACAAGCGCCTGACGCTGTACAACGACGCCAAGGCCAAGCTGCCTGTTTCTGATTTCGAGGATGCCGAGGCATCGGTACAAGGCGCGCTTGACACGACCAAGCAGGCGATCATCCTGACCGGCGCGGAAAAGCCTGAGCAGTTGATCTATGCGATTGGCAAGAGCCCAGCAAAGCTGCAAGAGCTGGCGGCGATCAAAGACCCCGTGCAATTCGCGTTTGCAGTTGCGCGACTGGAGACGAAATTGAAGGTTACATCGCGCAAGGCACCGCCACCGGCTGAAAAGAGGATTGCTGGTTCGGGCGGCACATCGGGCGCTGCAGCGGATCAGTTGGAGCGCCTCCAGGCCGAAGCGGACAAGACCGGCGACCGCACGAAGGTAGCCGAGTACCTGCGCAAGAGGCGTCTGGCAGCGGCTTGATACAAGGGCCAGCATCGCGCCCTAAGCGATGCAAAACGGTGCCACCGTCCGCAATCGGTGCGACAGATGAGGCTGCCACCTGCCTTGAATGGGTGAGTTGAGAAACGGGCAATCGAGTGATTGCTTATCCCTTTTAACTCATTCAGGAGCCATTCATGGCAACATCTTTCAGTAAGCAAGAAACGGTCTTCTTTGACGAAATGCTGGCAGGCTTTGACGACCTGCTGGTGATGGGCAAGAACGTCTCCAAATTCAGCGCTGACGCTACCGTTCTGGAGCGCTCGCAGGGCACGCAAATCTGGCGTCCCGTCCCCTACGTCTCGGTCTCGGTCGATGGTGCAGCCGGCACCGACATTTCGACCTCGTTCGCGGACGTGACCCAGCTGTCCGTACCGATCGGCCTGGGCTTCAACAAGGCTGTACCGTGGACCATGACCAGCGACGACCTGAACGACCCGCAGCAGCGCGAGCGCAAGTATGAAAGCGCGATGCAGCGCCTGGCGACCGACATCAACGTGGCAGTCGCCAACGTCGCCGGCCAACAAGGCACGCTGGTGGTCAAACGCACCACCGCCGCCAGCGGCTATGACGATATCTCGCTGGCCGACGCGCTGATGACCGAGCAGGGCCTTGTTGGCGACGCTTCCCGCCGCATCTGCGTTCTGCATGCGCGCGACTACAACTCGATGGCGGGCAACCTCGCCAAGCCGCAGGCCTCGGCCAATCCGAAGGTGAACACCGCCTACGAAAAGGCATATGTGGGCACCGTCTCCGGCTTCGAGACCTTCAAGTCGGACTATACCTACCGCCTGACCGCAGCGGCCGGCGTGACCGTCACCGTCAACGGCGCGAACCAGCGCTATGTGCCGAAGGCCATCAGTACGGCCACCACTGGCGAGACCGCGAACGTGGACAACCGCTACCAGAACCTGACCATCGCAGTCACCAGCGGCACGGTCAAGGTGGGCGACCGACTCACCATCGCGGGCGTCAACGCGGTGCACCACATCAGCAAGGCCGACACCGGCCAGCTCAAGACCTTCACCATCACCGCCATCGTCTCCGGTGCTGGTGGCTCGGGCGTCGTCACGATCAGCCCGCCGATCATCGCCGCCGACTCGTCGCCGACGCAGGCTGAGCTGGAGTACAAGAACGTCACCGCGACCCCGGCAAACGGCGCTGCGATCACGTTCCTGAACACCGCAGCCGCCAACGTCGCGCCGTTCTGGGATCAGCGCGCAATCGAACTGCTGCCTGGCCGCAACGGCGTCGATGATGGCCTGACTGCGGCTGGCGCTGGCTTCATGCGCGGCACCACGGAACTGGGCATCGATGTGACGCTGTACAAGTTCTTCGACATCAACACGAAGAAGTACAAGTACCGCTGCGATACCCGGTTCGGCGTCGGCATGACGAACCCCGAGATGTGCGGCGTGATTCTGTTCTCGCAAACCTGATCTGGTGTCTCCACCCCGCTAGGAGTTTCCTGGCTTGGCCCGCCCTCGCGCGGGCCTTTTTTGAAAGGTATCAGATGGACTCGTTTCCGCGCATGCTCTACAAGGCTGGAGGCACTGAAGAAATCCACGGTGGGCGCTTCTCCACCCTGATCGTTGACAACGACGACGAACTGGATGCCGCATTGGCTGAAGGCTGGTCGATGACCACGACCGAGGCGCTGGAAGCTTCCAAACGCCCGGCTCCTGCTCAGGACGACAAAGCACCACCGACCCGCGCCGAGCTGGAAACCAAGGCCACCGATCTTGGAATCAAGTTCGACGGCAGAACGGGCGATAGGAAGCTCGGTGAGCTTATCGAAGCAGCACTGAAAGGCTAAGCCATGTCTTGGTCGAAGCAGCAGCTGGTGGAGGAAGCGTTCAATGAACTCGCATTGCGCGGCTTCGAAATAACGCTTGACGCCGATATCCTGCAATTGGGCCTGCGCCGCCTGGACGCGATGATGGCGATGTGGGACGGCAAAGGAATCCGACTCGGCTACCCGCTGCCATCGTCGCCAGATTCATCGAGTTTGGACGACGACTCGAACCTGCCAGATTACGCCAGTGAGCCTGTCTTCATGAACCTGGCCGTCCGCATCGCAGCCGGCTACGGCAAGCAGATTGCACCGACCACAGCCGCGACGGCCAAAGAAGGCTACGACATGCTGATGGCACGCTCCGCGATGCCGCCCGAAGTTCGCTATCCCTGCACGATGCCATCCGGTGCCGGCAACAAATCCTGGGCTCTGGGTCGCAACCCGTTCCTGCCGCAGCCGCCCGAGCCAATCGACGCAGGCCCTGACGGCGAACTTGAATTCAACTAGGAGCCGCAATGCAGATCAACCAGCTTTCGCGCGCCGATTCGCTCTCATTGGGCGACCTGCTCGTGATCTTCGCAACCAACAATGGCGATGCGCGCGCCGCTGCCATGTCGGTGCTACTCGACTTCCTGCAAGAGAACTTGGCAGAAGCGGGCGCGATGGCGACGCAATATGCCTCCCCGAACGCGACCGCTTTTAACGTGACGATTGCACCGCCCGCCCCAGGCGAAGATGTCCACTTGCTACTAACGCCGACAGGCGCCTTTGCGGCAGGAACGGTAACGCTGCCAGTTTCTGTGACCACAGCTGATGGGCAGGAGGTGCTTGTCACCAGCACGCAGGCAATTACTGCGCTGACGGTTGCCGGAAACGGAGCAGTCGTCAACGGTGTGCCGACCACGTTGTCCGCAAATGGCTTCTTCCGGCTGCGCTTCAACACTATCAACAATTCTTGGTATCGGATCGGATGATATATGACCATCAAACAGCCTTTCGCACCTGCCTACGGCTCCGGCCAAACCGTTACTCCAGCCGCTGCAGCCGCGACTGTCACGCTCACCAAGGGCAGTAAGCAGGTCATCCTGACGAACCTCGGCACGAATGTCTGCTATGTCCGCATCGCTGAGGGAACTGTTGCCAACGCAAGCACGGCCGATTTCCCGGTCCCGCCGAACTGGCAAGTGCCCATTACCAAGTCCGAGCAGGCCGACAAGCTGTCACATATCTCTTCTGCTGGCACCACGTTGCACATCATGAACGGCGAGGGGTTCTGACATGTCCGGCAGCGGTTTCCAGACGACGCGAAGGGGGACGGGCGAATTTCTTGCCGCCGCTTCGCTCGGGAAAGTGCCTGGCGTGCGCCGTATTGTGTTCAGCGGCTATAACTCGGATGTCGATATCGCGACCGCTCCCGAGGACATCTTCCCGGCGCTCGAATCGACGCTAATCCCGGTTCCTGCAAGTGCGGAATCCTGGGAGGTAGTGTCAAGCAGCGCAAACGATACCGCAGCCGGAACGGGCGCGCGCACGTTGAGCATTACGACGCTGAACGGCAGCTTTGCCGAGGTCACGCAAACAGTCACGCTGAACGGCACCACGCCCGTTGCGCTGACCGGAGCGCATCTGACAACCAACGCTGCCATTGTGCTGACCGCTGGCAGCGGTGGCGTGAATGCCGGCCTGCTGACGATCCGCGTGACCGGTGGCGGCGCGGCGCGTGCCTACATCTCCCCTGGCGACGGCGTGCTGAACCAGTGCAAATACACCGTGCCTGCCGGATTTCTGCTTGAGCTTCACTCGGCAGTCATGGGAATTACGACCACTGGCGGCGCAGAAAGCGTGCGCTTCGTCTTCGTCACGACCAATTCGGCAGGCAGGCAAATCAATGCCGTTCGCCTGCCCCTGTTCGCTGGTGGGCAGAGCATTTACCGGCATGAAGTTGGCTGTGGCGTTCCTTACAACACGGTTTCGGCGACATCATCAACGGCAATCCGGGTGCTCTCGGTATCGCAGAACAATACGCAGGTCGATGCTTCCGTGATCGGCTTTCTGTACGACCTATCGCTGTGGCCGTAAGCCTGGATTAGCCATGCAAATCCCAATTCTGAGTGGAATCTTTGCGGACGAAGCGCCGGACTTTCGAACCGCGCTTCCGCGCAATCTGATTCCAGTCCCAAAAGACAATGGCATCAGTGCTGGTTATCTGCGCCCGGCCGATGGCGTCAGTCTGATCGGAACCGGACCGGGCATGGACCGGGGTGGCATCAACTGGAATGATATCTGCTACCGCGTGATGGGCAGCAAACTCGTCAGGGTAAACGCGAACGGTACGCTCGACATCCTTGGCGACGTAGGCAATGGCGGGCAGGTATCGCTGGATTACTCTCTGGACCGCCTTGGCATCGCTTCGAATGGCGGCCTGTATTATTGGACCGGAACCACTTTGCAACAGGTCACCGATACTGATCTTGGCACGGTCTTGGATATGATCTGGTTCGACGGTTATTTCGTCACGACAGATGGCGCTTTCATCATCGTTACGGACCTGAGCAACCCCTTGTCTGTCAATCCGTTGAAATACGGCACGGCTGAAGCCGATCCTGATCCGATCAAAGGGCTGCTCAAATTGCGCCGCGAGATTTACGCGCTGAATAGGTACACCATCGAAAGTTTCAGCAACGTTGGCGGCGCGAATTTCCCCTTCTCCCGCAACGAAGGGGCAATGTTGCAGCGCGGCGCGATCGGCACTCATTGCGCGTGCGTTTTCCTTGAGCAGATTGCATTTCTTGGCAGTGGCCGCAAAGAGCCCCCGGCCGTCTGGCTTGGCGCCAATGGAGAGACCGGCAAAATCTCCACGCGCGAAATCGATACGATCCTGCAGGGCTACAGCGAAGCGCAGCTTGCCCTGAGCGTGCTGGAAGCCAGGACCGAAAAAAGCCACGAATTTCTGTATTTGCATTTGCCGGACCGATGCTTGGTATATGACGCCGCAGCGTCGCAGGCAGTCGGAGAGCCGGTTTGGTTCACGCTCGACTCCGGCGTGGGATCGCCGGCCGCCTATCGCGCCCGCAATCTCGTGTGGTGCTACAACAAATGGCTGTGCGGCGACCCGACTGGCAACACGGTAGGGACGCTAAACAATGCGGTATCGACCCACTATGGCGCCGTCATCGGCTGGGAGTTCGGCACCCGCATCATCTACAACGAAAGCCGTGGCGCAGTCTTTCACGAGCTTGAGCTGATCGCCCTCTCTGGCCGCGTTCCGCTCGGCGCCGACCCGGTGATCTGGACCTCGCATTCGATTGATGGCGAAACGTGGAGCAGCGAGCGCCCATGCAAGGTGGGCCGACAGGGCGACCGCACGTGCCGCATTACCTGGCTGCGGCAGGGTTACATGCCCGCATGGCGCATCCAGAAGTTTCGCGGTACGTCAGACGCCCATTTGTCCTTCGCGCGCCTGGAGGCGCAGTTGGAGCCGCTCAATGCCTAGCCTTGTCATCGACCGGAAGATCCTGAAGAACTTCCTGCCTCCGGATGCCATTATCACGTTTGAAACGCTGCTCAAGGATGTCGGCAGCAACACGGACTCCATTACGACAGCGCAGGTTACCGCCAACCATGCTCAGGAAGATGCAGATAGCGCCCAGGCCGACGCCACCAGCGCCTTGAGCCAGTTGGCCGCACTGCATGCGCCAGGGGGGGCGGCCCTCGTCGGCAATACCCCGGCTGGTGGTATTTCATCGACCACTGTGCAGGCAGCAATTAACGAACTCGACACAGAGAAGGCCCCCCTTGCCGCGTTTGCGGGCCTGCTGGCAACTAACGGCTGGCAGCCGCTGCCTGGTGGCCTGATTTTTCAGTGGGGGCAGTTTACGCAAACAGACACCGGATCGCCTGTAGGTTTCAGTTTCACGCTGCCGGTTGCCTTCCCGACCGGCCCGCTACAGGCGCTTCTAACTATGGGTAGCGCAATCAGTAGCAGCCCAATCAATGCATCCGTCGAAGGCCTTGGATCGCCTACCGCCATTGGGGGCTTCACGATTGGCCCCGCCGGTTCACGCGTCTATCGAATTTTTGCCATCGGGCGTTAGGGAGGATTCGATGAAAACCCGCTATTCGAAAACCACAGGCACGTTCTACCCGTTTGAAATCGACTATGGCGACAACCTGCCCGCCGATGTGGTGGAGGTGCCGATCGAGGACTACCAAGCAGCGATGACGCGCCCGGTCGGTTACACGTTCGACTTTGTTGACGGCCAGTTGGTGATTTCGGCGCCCGTGGTCGACCTCTCGACACTCAAGGCGCAAAAGACTGCGGAAATCACCCAGGCTAGGCTAGCCGCCGATGCCGACCATTTCGTCTATCAGGGAAAAGCGATTCGCACGGCCGAAAAGGACATGAACGATCTGCTGGTCTCGGATGCTCGAATCAGCAAGGGGGTGGGCATGCCACCGAATTGGCCTGGCGGCTGGAAGGCTGTTGACAACTCGTTTGTGCAAATCGCCAGCGTGGATGAATGGAATGCATTCTTCACCGGGATGTACGACGCCGGCATTGCGAATTTCATGCACTCGCAAGACCTCAAGGCGAAGATTGCCGCCGCCACCACGCCCGAAGAAGTCAACGCTATCACATGGTAAGAATGCAGACGATCACCCTCATTTTCACTCGGCGCAAATGGAACCCGATTTCGTGGTTGATCCGTTGGGCCGTCCCGCGCTCGCGGTTTGCGCTGGCGCTGTCGTCGCACTGCATCATCGATGCCGGCGATGCCGTCTATGAAGCGCACATGCTGCATGGTGTGCGTACAACTGACCGTGCGACGGCAACGTCAGGGCTGATGATCGTGAAAGAAATTCGATACCAAGTGCCGGATGCGGACGCTGGGATAGCTTGGTTGAAAAAGCAGGTTGGTTTGCCATATGACTGGGGTGCGGCTCTCGGTCTTGGCCTTTCTCCGTACCGTGACTGGACGCAGAATGACAAGTGGTACTGCTACGAGTTGGCAGCGGGGGCTCTGCGTGCATCCGGCAGGCCGGTCTTTGCCGACATCGCCCATGTAGGCGAAACCGCGCTCATGGCCATTAACCCCGAGTTGGATGGATAAAATATTCGATCCCCAGATTGCAATCCAAGCGCGGAGAAATCTATAATCAGTACATTGCCAGAGCATCGGCAACAGCTGAGCCTATCGCGCAGCCAGCGGCGCACCAGAACCCCGAATGGGAGAACCTGATGCCGCTGCTGGAACTGCATCCGCTTACCGACGAATACGCCCTCGCTGAGCTCTATCGTGATCCCTACATCGCGCGCGTCGGCCATGACGACCGCCCGGCCACCCTGATCGATCACCCGGCAGTGCGCTACCTCGGCGCGCACGTCAACGGCATCCTGGTTGGCGCCTTCCTGGTCATCGAATCCGGCTTCATCGAGCTTGATCTGCACGCACTGCTCCAGCGCCGCGCACTGCCCTACTCGCGCGCGCTCGGTCGGCTATGCCTCGGCCACGCCTTCAGCAACCCCGTCATCGAGCGCGTCACCGCCTATGTCATCGAGGGCATGAACGCGGCTCGCAATTACTGCATCAAGCTAGGCTTCAAGGTCGAGGGCTTGCGCAGAAACGCCTGTCGTCAGAACGGCCGACTTCTTGGCGTCCACGTCCTTGGCATGACTCGCAACGAATGGGAGTGCAACTGATGTCATTCATCGGAAAGACGATTGGCAAGGTCGTTGGCGGCATAACCGGAGCCAGCCAGCAGGCCGACGCCATCAAGGAAGGCGCCGCAACGCAGGCTGCGGCTGCACAGCAGGGGATTAACCAGCAAAATGCTGCGCTGGAGGCATTCCGCCAGCAACTCGCGCCCTACGTGAATGCGGGAACCGGTGCGCTATCAGGACAACAGGATTTGCTCGGTCTGAACGGCGCGGATGCGCAGAAAGCCGCAATTGGCGCGCTACAGAATTCTCCTCAATTTCAGGCGCTGTCGCAGCAGGGGAATGACGCGATCTTAGCCAACGCCTCGGCAACCGGAGGACTACGCGGCGGGAACGTGCAAGCGGCGTTGGCGCAGTTCCAGCCGGCGTTACTGTCACAGCTTATTGACCAGCAATATGCGCGCCTCGGCGGCCTGACCTCGATCGGCCAGAACTCGGCAGCCGGTGTTGGCAACGCTGGCCTGCAAACTGGTTCAAATATTGCGCAACTACTTCAGCAGCAGGGCGCGGCAACAGCGGGCGGTCAGATCGCCCAGGGGAGCGTGCCGGGGCAAGCATTCGGCAGCTTGCTAGGAATCGGCGGATTGCTGGGCGGCTTGTTCGGCGGAAAAGGCGGTGCTCCGGCCGCGTCCGCGCCTGCTGCATCGCCCGGCTTTAACCCGCTGTTTTCCTCTGCCGGCAATTACGACTTCGTTCCGCCAAAACTTCCGGTCAGCGACCTGATCGGCGGTTTGCCGACCAAATTCTGAGGGCTGTCATGGCAATCGAACCGATCAACTATCTCGCCCAAGTGCCGCAGCAGAATTTCTTGCGCGACATTCAAGGAGGCTTGCAGCTCGGTCTTGGGATACGCCAGATTCAGGAGCAGGCGCAGGCGCAACAGCTCGCCCAACAGCAGGCGCAGCAGTATCAGTCTGATGTGTCTGCCGCAATCAATAACCCTAGCCCACAGGCTTTCGCCTCACTCGCGCTCAAATATCCACAGCAGCGGGAAGCTTTCAAGCAATCGTGGGATCAGCTTGACGCCGGTCAGCGCAAGTCAGAAGGCGACGCTGCATTGCAGACAAGCTTTGCGCTGGAAAGTGGCAATCCCAACGCTGCCAAGCAGGTTTTGCAGAACCGCATCCAGGCGCTTGAAAACAGCGGGCGCGATGCCTCCCACGAAAAACAGTTCCTTGGCCTGGTTGACACCAATCCGAATCTGCTTCGTGGACAGCTTCTCATGTGGGCTGCCAATACGCAGGACCCAAAAAACTTCGCGGAGAACTATGCGAAGCTAGGCACCGAGCAGCGTGCTCAGGAGCAGGCGCCGGCCAAGCTGCGGCAAGCGAATGCGGAAGCATCTGGCGCAGAGTCAGAAGCCACCACCAAGGCCGCCGAGGCTCAATATGCAGAACCGACCGCACTGGCCAAGCTGGAAGGCATCCGAACTGACAGCCAGTACAAGCGAGACCAGACCAAGATCGGTTACCTGAACGCGCAGATCAGCCGCGAGACGAATGCATTGAAGCGTCAGGAACTCGGGCTACAGGTGCAGAAGGCGCAGCAAGAACTCAATGACAATGCACGCGCGAAGGTTGCCAACGCCGAATCGGCGGCAGGCTCGATTGACAATCTGCTCAACACCATCGATCGCACATTGAAGAATCCAAGCCTCAATAGTGTTCTCGGCTCGATTCAGGGCCGCTTGCCTGCTGTTTTTAGCGACGAAGCAGCGGATGCCATTGCCAATATCGATACGCTTGGCTCTCAGGTCTTTATTTCGCAGATCCCTAACATCAAGGGCACCGGCAGCCTGAGCGAAAAGGAAGGCGATAAGCTACAGGCCTCGTTGCAAAACTTGAGCAGAACGCAATCGCACGAACAGTTCGAGGCGAATTTGCGTGAGGTTCAACGCCTGGCTCTGAAGTCGCGAGGCATCATCAGCAAGCGTTTTGGCGTACCGCTCGGGAATCCCGACACCCCGGCTGCGGCTGACAAGCGCCCGCCTCTTTCGAGCTTCGGAGGCTAGCAATGGCCTTCGACGTTCAAGGCGCACGCGCGGCTGGCTACTCGGATGCGGAGATTGCTGGCTACCTCGCCAAGGAGCAGAAATTCGACGTGGCCGGCGCACGCAAGGCTGGCTACTCGGATACTGAAATCATCGGTCATCTGACCATCACGAAGCCCATCGGTACGCAGATTCCGGTGTCAGATGCAGAGCGGCAGTTCATGGCGAGTCAGCCCGCGACGCAAGCTCCACCAGCCAATCCATCACTGGTGGATAAGCTCATCGGTGGCGGCGAAACGGCGCTGTCCCTGGCCACTGGTGCCACTGGCGGCGCGCTTGGCGCTTTGGGCGGCACGCTTGGCGGTTTGGCGGGCGCGATTGCAACCGGCCAGCTTGGGACGCAAGAGGGCGTTCGCAACGTCGAGCAGGCTGCAGCCGAGGGGGCGAATGCGCTGACCTACCAGCCGCGTACAGCAGAGGGCCGGCAGCAGACGGCTGCGGTCGGGTCTGCATTGGAGGCAGCGCTTCCGGTAACGCCGCTGACCGCCGAGCTTGGCGCAGCAGGACAAGGCGCATCGAATGCCGCGCTAGGTGCGCGCGCAGCGGTGGGAGCGACGGTTGTTCCTGCGGCAGAACAGGCTGTTGCGCGCATTCGGCAGGCCGCCCCCGCCATCGCTGAGCGCGTGCAACGCACGCTATCGCGCAATCCTGAGCCCCAGCCGACTCCTGGCACGCTGGGCAGCGTCGGCTCGGCAGGAACGGACATCGCCAGCCAACGCCAGCAGCTCGCGGATCAAGTCGGCGTCAAGCTCACATCAGGTCAGCTCACACGCGACCAGCAGCAGCTGCGCTTCGAGCAGGAGACCGCCAAGGGCGAGCAAGGATCGGCATTCCGCGATCGCTACTCGGACCAGAACGAGCAAGTCCAAAAACACTTTGAAAACCTGATCGACAGGACCGGCAAGGAATCCGCTGACCTGGCTGGCACGGGGCAATCGGTGGATCAGGCGCTGAAGGCCAAGTACGAGAACGACCGGGCGCGCGTTCGGGTGGCCTACAAGGATGCAGAGAAGTCGGCCGAGAGTGCGGAGCCGGTGACGCTCGATTCGGCCATCCAGTTCCTGAACGAGAGCGCGCCGGACGCCGAGGTCTCGAAGCTGCTGGGTGCTGCGCGACGCCATGCGATCAAACTGGGTGCCGCCGTCGAGGACGCCGATGGCAATCTGGTGGCCCAGCCCACGACCGTGAAAAATGCCGAACTGCTGCGCCGTGCGATTGGCAACGCGACCGACTACGAGCCGACCAACGTTCGCAATGCCGCGATCCTGAAGGGGGAAATCGATGCTGCAACGGCGCCGGTTGCCGGGCCGCTGTACCGCAACGCGCGCCGGATGCGCGAGAACCTCGCCAAGCAGTACGAGGACCGGGGCATCATCGCTTCCCTACTGAACAACAAGCGCGGCACGGCAGACCGCAAGGTGGCAATTGCCGATGTGTTCGACCACTCGATCCTCAACGCTAGCCGCGAGAATGTCGCGTATGTGCGTCGTGCCTTGACCGCACACGCCAAGGATGCGGCCGCCGATGTCCGCGAGCTTGGACAGCAGGCATGGCGCGATTTGCAGGGCGAGACGCTCAACTGGATCAAGGATCAAGCATTCGCCAATACAGCCACTGACCAGCGCGGCAACGTGATCCTGTCCGTTCCGAAGCTGAACAACGCCATCAAACGTCTCGATGCTGACAGGCGTCTTGAGACCATTTTCGGCAAGCAGGGCGCGCAGCATCTACGCGATGTCAACGATCTGGCCAAGGTGATTTACACCGTACCTCCTGGCGCTGTGAACACTTCGAATACGGCAAGCGTGCTGCTCGCTGCATTGGGCGAAGCTGGCGTCACTGGCAGCCTGACGGGCCTTCCCGTGCCGGTTCTTTCCACCCTGCGCTTGGTCGCCAAGCAGGTGAAAAACCACAGGATCCAAAAGCGCATCGAGCAGGCACTTGCTGGCCGTGTCCCGCAAACTGCGCAAACAATCGAATACCGCCCAAGCGGCGCAACGCTGCATTAGAGGAAACCATGCATCCAATCGAATCCCCAATCAGACTTTATACCGATGCGGATGGAGAGCCGCTTGAAGGCGGCTACGTCTACTTTGGCCAGCCCAGCCAAAACCCGGAGACCTCGCCGGTAACGGTCTATTGGGATGCGGCAGGCACAATCCCGGCCGCTCAGCCACTGCGCACCGTGAACGGCTACATTGTAAGAAATAACACGCCAGCAAACATTTATTTTTCAGGGCTGTATTCTGTCACCGTCAAAAACGCGAAAGGCGTTTTGGTTTTTACGCTACCGACCGCAGACACCAATCCGGATGGGTTCCTCCTGAGTATTACAAGCTCCCAGGTGACGACTGCGCTTGGCTACACGCCGGCCAACATCGCTGGGCAAAACTACACCGGTCTGCACAAATTTGCGATTGGTGCGGGTAGCTTTGAGAGCACAGCACTAAATACGTTGCACGTTTTTGGAGCATTGGGAGCTGGTAATGGCGCCGTTATGCAGTTTGAGCGCCAGACGCCAAGCGCATTTGGCATCAAGCTAGGACTGAATAGTAGCAACACTTTCGCCCTTGGTGGCTGGTCGCAGGGCTCTGATGTATACCGCTGGACATCTGACATCTCGGGCAATTTCGTTGCGCTTGGCAATGTAACCGCCTTCTCAGACATGCGCTTCAAGGAAGAGATCGAGCGGCTGAAAAACGTCACGGAGCGCCTGCTGGCAATGGAACATGGCGGCTTTACCTACCTCGACAACCGGACAGGCCAGCGCAAGATCGGTGTTGGCGCGCAGGAAGTTATGCAGGCGGGCTTTGGAGAGGCTGTCCTGGCCAGTGACGAAGGCCATCTTTCTGTGGCTTATGGCCAGCTTGCCCTGGCGGCGCTAGTTGAGGCGACCCGCGAGCTAACCGACCGCATCGACACGCTAGAGCAACGAATCAATCAACTGGAAAGGGTATGACATGGCAATTCGACTCACTGCCAAGAAGGGCGGCTTCACCATCACCGATGGCTACCTGATCATCACGCAGGTGACGATCCAGAAGTATTTGCGGCCCGATGTGGTGCCGGAGGTTGTCGAGAACTCGGACGGCACGACGAGCGATGTATTGAGGCCTGTCGTAGTCAATGCGGTGATGTACATCGCGCGCGGGCAGGTATATCCCAGCCAGGAAGCGCGCGAGAAAAATTTCGGTGCTACCGATATGAACTTCGCGTTCAGCTTCGAACATGAGGATGGCCAGGATCCGGTGGCGGAAGCGTATGCCTCGATCCGCGCCAATGGGCTGCCCGGCTGGGTGCTGACTGGCATGGTGGACGCATGACACTGCCAAACTCAGGGCCGATCAGCCTGTTTGCGGTGCGCGCCGAGATCGGGTCATCGGGGGCAATCGGCCTGGGGGATGGCAATGTGCGCACGCTGGCCGGGGTCGCGTCGGGTTCGATCTCGATCAGTTCCTGTTATGGGAAGACTGGTGCGGGTGGCGGGGGCGGAGGATCAGGCCCATTTAGCGCAACAGAGACGGATGGCGCATCGTCTGGCATCGCAAATGGCCACACTTCATTTACCGCCACTGTGCACCCATTTGTCACCGCATCGGGCGGACTCGCGCCCTACTCATACCAGTGGTCGATCATCATCCAGGACGACGCCGGATTCTCGCTCAGTAATTCAACCTCATCAGCCTGCAGTGTCAGCCATACAATCGGCAGATTCGGCTATGTTGGCGAGTGCACCGTGCAGTGCGTGGTTGGCGATAGCACAGGGCACTCCGTGACGGTAAATGCCATTGCAAGTTTCGACTATGAATCAGATGTTTAAAAATAACCTCAACCACCAACCTGAAAGGAGAAATTCATGAAGAAAATGACGATGGCAACCGGTGCCGGCGGCGGGCAGCAGCGTCCTCCCGAAAAGAAGCAATACACGCCGCCAAAACCGAAGAAGAAATGAACAAGTGGCGCGCGCGCTTGCAAATGTGGCTGCTGATTACGGTCTTCATGATCTTGCACGGTCATGCCACCGGATCGCTTCCGAATTCACCGGCTGGGATGCTGGTATTCCATGGAAGCGCCGCGCTGCTCGATTGGCTCTTGCTGATGGTTTCTCCAGCCCTCCTGTGCAGGCGGCTGTGCGGCGACATGCAATGGCTATTCCTGGCATCCATCGTCGGCAATGCCGGAGGCTGGATTCTGTACATGATCTACGCACCGCCCAGCCTCTACAACGTCTTCATGTGGGGGCTGACCGTTGCGCAGTGGCTTCGACTCGTCATTCCTGACCGCCATGATGCTAATAGTTCTTGGCTCGCTGTGGTTCTGCATCGTGATCGTGTCGGCGGTGGCTAGCATTCTTGAAAGAAAGAACAATGAAAGAAGAAAGCGCACGCTCGGCCATTGAGGCTGCAGCAAGTAATCCGAAGGTGGCAACTGCTATTGCGGCAGGAACCACGTCAATTGGCGCGGCAGCAAAGCTAGAAGTCATCCAGGGCTGGCTATCGGTCGTCTCGATGGGTGTCGGCATCGTGACCGCCATTGTCGTGTTGGGGATTCAATTGATCAGGCTTGAGCGCGCTTGGCGCGACCGCCGTTCCGCAGAAGGTTAGAAATGAAGCCGCAGGAGTTTATCGACCAGATCGCTACGGCCGCACAGGAATGCCATCGCGAATTCGCCATTCCTGCCTCGTTCACCATCGCCCAGGCAGCGCTGGAGTCGAGTTGGGGCAACCGCGCCCAGGGGTGCAACCTATTCGGCGTGAAGGCCGACAAGAGTTGGAAAGGCCCGGTCACAATGGTGAATACCCATGAATATGTGAGCGGACAAAAGATAGCCGCTATCGACCAATTCCGGCTCTATGCGGATTGGGCCGAATGCTTGGCAGACCGCGCCGCCTTCTTCCGCAAGAATTCGCGTTATGCCGCCTGCTTCAATGAGACGACCGGCGAAGGCTGGGCGTGCGCGGTGGCTGCCGCCGGTTACGCCACCGATCCGGATTACGCGAACAAGCTGATCGCGGTCATCCGCGGGCGAAACCTGGGCCGGTTCGACTTGCAGGTGGCCGCTTGATCCTACCCGACATCATCCCCTGGTACTGGAAGGCCGGCGCCGTGGTGCTGGTAGCTGCCGCGAGTGCCGGCGGCGTGCAGTTCTACGGTGTCCGCAAGTACGACGAGGGGCACAAGGCTGCTGTCTCCGAGCGCGCGGCCCAGGACGCCGTGGCCATCCTCAAGCGCACCCAAGACAACGCCATCCTCAGCATCAAGCAGGACGCCACCAACGCCATCCTCACGAAGGTCAAAAATGAAGAACTTGCCCCTGTGCGCGAGCGCATTGTTACTCAGCGCGTGTACGTCGGTGCCGCCATCTGTGGTGGACCTGCCGCCGCCGCCGAAACCGAAAGCGCCACCGGCAGCGACCGCGCCGATCCACCCGGCCGGCTGGTTCGAGAAGACGTTGAGCGCGATCTTAGAGCGCTGACGCTCGCCGTGGAGGAGGACCTGGCCACGGGGCGTGCGTGCCAGGAATTCCTGCGCGAGAACGGGCTGGCGCCGTGACGCGCAGCGTAGCGTCGGATGAGGTCAATGCACGGGCCGGGTCACCTGCTGGGCGCCGGTCGTCGCGCGGCAGCGCGCCAGCTCGGCAAATTTAATGTCCATGCACTGCTGGTGCTGCACCCGCGAGAGCTTGCCCAGCGCGCGGTTGCGGTTGCAGACCGCCACGTCAACGACAAACTTCGAGCCGCAGATCGGACCGGCCGGATTGGGCAGCGGCGGCTCGGGCATGCCGCCGCAGCCGACGCCGAATACGGTGCACCCGTTGATCGGTGGCGGCGGGGGTGGTGGCGGATCGCCGGGCACGGGCGGCAGCGGCGGGTGCGTCGCCGGCACCGTCACCGCACAGCCGGCAGCGGGCGGCAGTGGTGGCAGTGTGGCCACGCATTGCGTACTGGCTGGCTTGGGCGACTTCCACCCGCTGCCGTCCGGGTCCTGGTACTCGCCGCCACCGCCCCCGCCATCCTCCGGCGGCGCCGGCGACATGTCTGGTGGCGGGGGCGGATCGTACGGCGGCGGGTGGTACTCTGGCGGGTCCGGTGTGTCCGGTCCTTCGATGATCACCACCTGGTCCTTGAACGGGTTGACCGTCCCTGCCGGTCGCGGCTTGTCGCTGTCCTTGCCACCGGTGCCGGTCTTGGTCCCGCTGGTGGACGGGGCACGCGCGCCGCGCGGCCCGGTGCGGCTGATCAGCACGGCGAGTGCATCGCCGACACTGGCATTAAAAGCCGGGATCAGGTAGGCCTGGCGGTCGGCGGTGGCCGCGTCCACCTTCTGGGTCGGCTGATACCAGGTGATCGGCGTGATGCCGTCATTGCCAAGCCGGATCCGTACGGTCAGCCCGGGGAGAAAATAGGTGGGGGTGACGCGCTCGCAGCCGACCTCGTCGGCGCACAGCATCCACCAGTCGTCATCATCCTTCGATGTCTTGAAGCTGATGCCAAGGCGCAGGTTCTGCAGCCCGGCGATCGTCATCCGCGGCGGAATGGCGGCGCCCGGCGGTGGCGGCGGCGCCCCCGGGGGTTCCGCAGGCGGGGGTGGGTCGACCGGCTCGACCCGGGCAATGCCGGGGCCGGTACTGGCTTGGCTGACGGGACCGGCGCTGGCACTGGCAAAGAGCGCCGCCAGGGTGGTGCCGAGAATCAGGTGTTTCATCGAGCATCCTCTGTAGTGGTTGATGAGGCATCGTCTCACTGTTGTGTTTACGCCAATTTGTTTACACTCAAGGCGAGCGCGGCGGCAGGTCAAGCGGTCGGCGCCGTTCCGGCTCGGCAAGCACGCGCACGACCGCAGAGAAGCCGAATCCGTTGTCGGTCAGGAATGCTGCGGCAGCCTGCGGGCCTTGCTCGATTTGCAGATCAAGCGCGGCATCGACCAGCCGGGCGCGGTCACGGTCAGGGCGGTCGTTGTGGGTGGTTGGAAGCATCCCGGCAGTCTACCGGGCGCGGCTGGGATAAGGTCGAGGCAGGTCAAAGGTGCACCAACCCGGCGCGTTGGTATTTTTGTTGGTATGTATGCACATCGCCATCACTCAAAGCCAGCATCCATGCGGCTTCCAGCATTTTTCTCGATTCCAGTCGGGGGGACCACCCGTTAATCTCAAGAAATCTCATCCTGTCTCAAAACTCCCGACTTCCCCTATGACGAATGGGGTGTAGGGCAGACTCAGTAAATCTCATCCTGTATCATCCCATCTCAGATTTTTGTTGGTACGATTTGATGGTATGTCGCCATTGCGGCCCAGCAGATACCAACAAGTGAGACAAGCATGCCCTTGACAGACACATTCGTTCGCCAGGCCAAGTACAGCGGCGCCAAGGCGGGTGACAAGCACTCAGACGGCGGCGGCCTGTACCTGCTGGTCAACGCGGCCGGCAAGTACTGGCGCCTGAACTACCGCTTCCTTGGGAAGCAGAAGACGCTCGCCCTAGGCGTCTACCCAGCGGTGTCGCTCGCCACCGCGCGCAAGGGACGCGACCAGGCGCGCGAGCTGCTGGCCGCCGGGAAAGACCCGAGCACCGAGAAGCAGGAGGCGCAGAAGGAAGCCAAGCGGGCAGCCGGCGCACTGTTCGAAACGGTGGCGCGCGACTGGCTGGCAACCTCGGCAAGCGAGCGCGGCGAGGAAACACAGCAGCGCGTCGTCAGCTGGTTCGAACGCGACGTGTTCCCCTTCATCGGCAAGAGACCGATCGGCGATCTGCGCTCCCCCGACATTCTGGAGCTGATGAAGCGCATGCAGGCCCGCGGCATCATCGATTCCATGCTGCGGGTGCTCGGGTACATGAGCAAGGTGTTCCGGATGGCCATGGTCGCCGAGCTGGCCGACCGAGACCCGACCGTGGGCGTTGCTGACGCGCTCGAGAAGCGCACCGAAGCCAACTTCGCCGCGATCACCGAGCCGGCACAGGCAGGCGCCCTGCTTCGCGCGATCCATGCCTATCAGGGACACCCGTACTGCCAAGCCGCGCTGAAGCTCGCGCCGCTGGTGTTTGTCCGCCCGGGCGAGCTGCGGCAGGCCGAGTGGTCCGAGATCGACCTGGGAGCCGGTGAGTGGCGCATCCCTGCTGAGAAAATGAAGATGGACAACGATCACATCGTGCCGCTGGCGCGGCAGGCGGTCGAGATCCTGCGCGCGCTGGAGCTGATCACAGGCGCGGGCCCGTATGTGTTCCCCAGCATAAGGTCGGCCAGCCGGCCGATGAGCGACAACACGGTGAATGCCGCGCTGCGCGCGCTGGGATACGGCGGCGACGTGATGACCGGCCATGGCTTCCGCGCGATGGCGCGCACGATGTTGGATGAGGTGCTGGGGGAGCGGGTCGACCTGATCGAGCACCAGCTGGCGCACGCGGTCAAGGATGCGAATGGGCGGGCCTACAACAGGACCACCCATCTGGAGGCCCGCCGGGGAATGATGCAGAGGTGGGCGGATTACTTAGATAAGCTGCGCCTCGGCGCCGAAATTGTGCCGCCGCGGACTGCCTGACAATCACGCGCGCTGCGCCATCCAGGCGCGCACATCCTCGACCTTCCACGCGGTCACGCCTGCCGACAGCTTAACCGGCGCCGGGAACTCCTTGGCCGCAACCTTGCGCCAGAGCGTCGCCGCCGAGAACGGGATTACGCCCAGTACGCCCTTCCCTTTATTCCCGACCAGCTGCACCTGGCGCACGTAGCCGGTGGCTGGCAGGCTGGCGGCGGCTTCGGTGTTCATGGTTTCGTTCGTCATCTTCGTGTTTCCTTTCGATTCTTTCATTCGCGCGGCTCCGTGCGCTGCGCCGGCATCCAGATCAGCCACAGCAGCCAGAAGATGATGGCGGGGTTCATTGGCCACCGTCCTTCCCGGCCTTGCTGTGCGCTTCAATGGCGGCGTCATGCTTCGCTAGCAAGTGGTCGGCTCTGATCGCACGCAGCTTCTTCTCTACCAATTCGAGGTGATATCGGGCCATCGGCCAGTTATCGGCTACGTGGTCGGCAATCAGGTCGCGCACGCGGTTTGCGATTTTCGCATCATCCGCTTGCGCCGAAATGGCGTCACGCTTGGCGGCGAGCCAGAAGTCCCAATAGGTCGACAGCACATAGTCGGAGTAGCTTTCACCTTCGCGCTCAAAGTCTTGTGCGTGGGTAATCCGACGTGCAACCGCCTCAAACGCCGCGCGCTCCTTTTCGATGTTGATGCTCATGCTGCCTCCTTGGTGGCGCGGAGAACGCGCTTGTATTGCGGCTGGGGCTTGTAGATCGGATCGGGCATGGCGAACTCCAAAATGCATTTCCAGTTCGCGCGGTTGTTGAGCACGACAGGCCCGGCGTCGTTATCGACGGTGCCCTTGGTCGGCGGGACGGCCAGCGTGTCGAGCAGGGCACAGGGCACGGCCAAGGTGTCGTCGCCGCAGTGGTAGTAGTCGCGATTCGCCAGCACATCGGCCTCGCTGTACTTCCCGGCCCACGACAGTGGCCATGCGTAGCCATTATTGTCTGGCCGCCATACCGTGATGTAGTCGTGCTCGCGGCGCGTGTGCTTTACGCTGATGATGTAGAAGTCGCTCACGCTGCACCCACTCTCCCGCCTTCTGCCGCATCGCCTGGATGAGCGGCGCGCTCGTTGAGACATTCGGATACGTCGGTTCCGGTGCCCTCTGCGAGGCGCTGAACGGTTTGCACAACAAACGGTGGGTTTTCGTAGGCGCGAGGCAGACGGCGCAGCAGCCACAGCATCACGTTCAAGGTGTCGGCATCCTCTGCCGCAGCTCCTGCGCCCTGCTGGGCTAGTGCAGCGCGATATCCCCTCCCGGCCCAATGTCGGAAATCCGCGCCAATGCTTGTGCCGCCGTTTGCTTCGATCTCGGATTTCCACCATGCATCAAATTCCAACGGTGCAGCCTCACGGCTAGGTGCCGGGGCGCGGCCAGTGCCGTTTGAATAGCTGACCGGCGTTTTATAGTCAGTCAGATCGCACCTGTGGAAATCAC